AGCTATAAACGAAAACATGATTAAGTATCAGCCATACGTAAGAAGCTAAACAAACTAACGATAAAGCCACCCTATTAGCGTAGGCACTTTATCATTTTAATAACCGAAAGGCTACCTTTACAAACAAGCCCTCTAGTCGACATAGAGCTACCTTGTGAAACAAGCCCTGAGTAGGAGAAAAAGAAAATGACTAATACAGTCCAACAGGAAGAACAAGCGAATCCTTATAACGCAAAGAAAGATTACCACGTAGAAGATAAACCTTTTACCCCTGCTAATCAATTATATTTTGAAGAGCCTTCTGAAAAGAATAAACTCTTTGATAGTGATGACATTACTGAAGTTAAGTCTACAGATAATGTTAAAACAGAAAATCTGGATACTCCTTATAAGAAACCAGATTATAAAAAAAGATATGATGATTTAAAAAAGCATTACGATAGTAAGCTTAACGAGTTTAAATCTAGAGAACAAGAGTTAATTGAAGAGGCTACTAGTAATAGAACCGAATACAAAGCTCCTAAATCTCCAGAAGAACTAGAAGAGTTTAAAAATAACTATCCTGATGTTTACGAAGTTGTAGAAACCGTTGCTCATATGCAATCGGAGACTAAAGCAAAAGTTCTAGAAGAACGCCTTAGTAAACTCCAAGAACGTGAGAATCAGTTAGTACGACAGAGTGCAGAGAAAAGATTAATGGAAAGACATCCTGATTTTGAAGATATCAGAAATAGCGATGACTTTCATGGTTGGGCAAAAGAACAGCCTAAGTCTATCCAAGACTGGATATACTCAAACGCTTCTGATGCTGACCTAGCTTCACGTGCTTTAGACTTGTTTAAAAAGGATTTTGGAATTGAACCTACTAAGACTGAGTCATCTTCTAAACAGACTAGAAAATCTGCTGCTGATATGGTTTCTACTAAAACAAAAAGTATAGAACCTAATCAACAAAAGGTTTGGTCTGAAAAGGAGATTGCTGCAATGAGTGTTGCTGAATTTGATAAATTTGAAAAAGAGATATCAGATGCAATGCAAGAAGGCAGAATCGTAAAATAACTATTATAACTAAAGGAATATATCATGGCTCAATATTTTGAACCCTCAACTGATACCGATGCAAACTTTGCAAACTCCGTTAGTGGACAAACTAATAGTTTCTTCCTACCTTCCATATACTCTAAGAAAGTTCTTAACTTTTTCAGAAAGGCAAGTGTAGTTGAAGCTATTACTAACACCGACTATGCCGGTGAGATATCTGCTTACGGAGACTCTGTAAAAATCATTGGTGAACCAGTAATCTCTGTATCTGACTATACAAGAGGTTCTGACACAACTGCAACTAAACTAACTGATGCTGAAACAACTCTTGTTGTTGATAGTGCTAAAGCTTTCAAATTCATCGTAGATGATATTGAAACTAAAATGTCACATGTCAACTTCAAAGAAGTAGCTTCATCATCTGCTGCGTATGCTCTTAAAGATGCTTATGACGCTGCTGTTCTAGCAACTATGTTTGCTGGATGTTCAGCTTCATCTCCTGACCATATCATTGGTTCAGACAGTGCAACTGCTGACGCAACATTAGGACACGCTACTAACTCTGTAGACCTATTAGGTTCAGACGGAACTGGTGTAGATGCAATTGACCTTATGGCAAGATTTGCTAAACTATTAGACGAACAGAATGTACCTGAAGAAGGTAGATGGTTCGTAGCTCCTCCTTCATTCTATGAAGAATTAGCTAAAGCTGACTCTAAGTTAATGTCTGTTGACTTTAACGCTGGACAAGGCTCTATCAGAAATGGCTTAGTATCAAGTGGTAAACTAAGAGGATTTGACATGTACAAATCTAACAATGTTGCTGCTACATCTAACGCTACTGGTAAATGTATGGCTGGTCACATTTCATCAACTGCTACTGCTAATACTATTCTTTCAACTGAAGTGTTGAGAGACCCATCATCATTTGGTGATATAGTAAGAGGCTTACATGTCTATGGTGCGAAAGTACTTAGAGATGACGCTTTATGTAGTGCATTCTATGTAATTGACTAATTGTCAAAACTCGGGGGGTCTTAATTGACCCTCCACTTTTTAAATTAAAGGAGATAAAATATGTACGGTAAAGATAAAAAAAAGAAAATGATGCACGGTGGTATGGCTAAAAAGAAAATGATGAAAGGTGGTAAAGCTAAAAGAACTATGTATAAAGACGGTGGAATGTCTAAAGCTAAACCTTGTTAATATGAAAGTTAAAGCACCAAAAGGACACCATTGGATGAAACAAAAAAATGGTACGTTTAAATTAATGAAACACACAGGTAAGTTTGTAAAACACAAGGGTGCAAGTTTAGAAGCAAACTTCCCAATTCAAAAGGTTCATAAAAAATAATGGCTACAACATATCTTGACATAACTAACGAAGTATTAAGAGAACTCAACGAAGTTATTTTAACTTCTGCTAATTTTGATGCTGCAATAGGAATACAAGCATTTGTAAAAGACGCTATTAATAAAGCTACATTTGATATAGCTAATGAAGAACCACAATTACCTTTCTTTGCTGCAGGTACAAGCGGAGCTACTGACCCTTTTTATGGAAATGTTTCAGTTGCTACAGTTGCAGGAACAAGATGGTACACTTTAAAAGATGGTAGTTCTAGTATTACTACAGACTATGCATCAATAGATTGGGATGACTTTTATGTCACAACAATCAATGTAAGTGGAGAAACAACTCCTTATGTCTCTAAAGGATTAAAGTTTCTCACTCTTGCAGATTGGAAAAGATATTATAGAGACAATGAGAATGCAGACGATGCAGATACTCAAAATCATGGAGAACCACAGTTTGTTATAAAATCTCCAGACCACAGAAAGTTTGGATTAAGTCCAATACCAGATAAAGTTTATAACGTACATTTTTATGCTTTTGAAAAACCTACAAGATTGTCTAATTATGACGATACTATTGTTATGCCAGACCAATATAGCAATGTTATAACTGCAAAAGCTAGATACTATGTACATCAATTTAAAAATAATTTACAACAATCTGCATTTGCTTTAGACGATTATAAAAAAGCTGTAAGACATATGAAAAGTAATTTAATAAATCCAGCTCCTAAGTATATGACAGATGATAGGACATACTTCTAAATGGCATCAGGACAACCCTTTTCAGTATCGTTAGCAGGTGGATTAGATAAATCTACAAACTCGTTAGCTTTATTACAGACACCCGGAGTAGCTACAAAGTTAAGAAACTTTGAAGTCTCTATAGAAGGTGGATACAGAAGAATTAATGGATATACTTTGTTTGGTGCTGGAAGTTCAGTAAGACCAAATAGTAATAATCCAGTTAGAGGATTAGCTATTTATGCTGACGGAGTTGTTGCAGTTGTAGGTAACAATGTTTATTTTAGTGTAGATGGAACAAGTTGGTTACAGTTAAATAAAGCTAGTGTAGATGCTTCCGGAGATAACTACGCTACTTTTAATGGACGTAGTGAATTAACTTTAACAACAGTAGAACAATGTGAGTTTACAATATATGAAGGACTTACAGATTATGGTGAATTAGTTATAACTGATAAAAGTGGTGCAAACAAACCATTTTTATTTTATATGACAGGAACAGGTGGATTAAGTACAAGAACTTTTTTTGCTAAACAAATAACTTTTGATAGTACTAAAACAGCTAAATTTTGTACAGTACACGATAATCATTTAGTCGTAGCCGGAAATCCTACAGAACCTCAAACTATTTATTACAGTCATACAGGAGACATAGATAATTTTAGTGGTGGTGGAGCAGGAAGCATTACTCTAGAAGATAAAATTGTAGGATTAAAAAGTTTTCGTAAAGAACTATTTATTTTTTGTAGAAACTCATTATTTAAACTAGAAAATATAAATAATAGTTCTACTATACAAGTTACACCTATTACAAAAAACGTAGGGTGTATAGATGGACAAACAATACAAGAGATAGCAGGTGACTTAATATTTTTAGCACCTGATGGATTTAGAACAGTAGCTGGTACAGCAAGAATTGGAGACGTTGAATTAGGAACTATTAGTCAAAACATTCAACCAATTATAAATGATATTGTTCAAGGTGGAGCAATATATGAATTTAGTAGTGTTGTTATTAGAAACAAATCTCAATATAGAATGTTTTATAGTAACACTTCAGATTCTACATCAACTTCAAAAGGCTTAATAGGTGTATTAAAACCAAACGGATTTGAATGGTCAGAAACTTTAGGAATACAAGCACCTGCAATAACATCAGGATTTGCTTACGATGGAGAAGAAAAGTTTTATCACGGAGATAGAAACGGTTATATTTATAATCATAACGTAGGTAATACTTTTAATTCAGAAGGTGTAGAAACAGCAATAAGTGCTGAGTATCAATCTCCTGATTATGATTATGGAGACTTAGGAACTTTAAAAACTTTAGACTATATAAAATTATCTATAAGACCTGAAGCATTAGCACAACCTACTTTAAGAATTAGATTTGATTACGATAGTAACGAAACACCACAACCACCAGATATTGAATTAACTGCAGTACCAGAACCTGCTCTTTTTGGAACTGCTAAATTTAACTTACAAGCTTTTGGAGCTTCTGAACAACCATTAGTTAGACAAGCTTTAACTGGAAGTGGACACAGTAATTTTTTTAGAATTTTTAGTTCAGATACAAGAGCACCTTATACTATAAATGGTATTTACATAAATTATAGACCTGCAGGAAGGCAATAGGAGAAATATAAAATGGGACAGACATATACACGACAAAGTTCTTTTGCAGATGGAGATACTATTACTGCAGCACTTTTTAATAACGAGTATAATCAATTAGTAAATGCATTTAGCTATAGTGCTACAAATGCAGCTACAACTGGACACAGACATGATGGCAGTGCAGGAGAAGGCGGTAACATTCCACAAATAGGAGATTTAGATTTTCTCAATAAGATTGTTGTAGATAGTACCAATAATAGATGGGGATTTTATGTACAAGTATCTACTAATACAATAGAACAAATTAGATTACAAGATGGTGCATTATTACCTGTTACAGATAGTGATGTTGATTTAGGGACAAGTTCACTATACTTTAAAGATGCTTATATAGATTCAATTACTACAACTGGTAATGTTGCAGTAGGTGGTAATCTAACAGTTACAGGTACAACTACTTTTAATGGTGGCACAATTACTATGGGTGATGCAGCTACTGATAATGTTGTATTTGGTGCTGATGTAGACTCTAACATTATTCCAGATGACGATGACAGTTATGACTTAGGTAGTTCTTCACAAGAGTGGAGAAACCTTTACATAGATGGTACAGCTAATATTGATAGCCTTGTAGCTGATACAGCAGACATTAACGGTGGTACTATTGATGGTGCTATTATTGGTGGTTCAAGTGCTGCAGCTATTACAGGTACAGCTATTACTGGTACAAGC